CCCGATGCTTTGGACGCACTCTCGATCCACGACCTGATGCAGTGGCGTGCGCGCGCCGCGCGCCGTCACAACCCCGAAGGACAGACCCGTGGATCGTAACCTGCGCATCCGCATGCTGCTCGAGGCCGGCGACCGCGTCACCGGTCCGTTGCGCGCCATTGCCGGTGGATCGAGCAAGGCCGCGCAGGCGCTCAAGCTGACGCGCGACGGCTTGCGCGAGATCGAGCGTGCGCAGGGCGATATTGCGGGCTTCCGCAAATTGAAGACCGGCCTTGGCGATACCGGCACAGCGCTCGGGACGGCGCGGACGCGCATGGCGGGTTTACGGCAGGAGATCTCCGCCACCGACAAGCCGACCGCGGCGCTGACCCGCGCTCTCGCCAAGGCGGAACGCGAGGTGACGACGCTGGAGGCGACCGAGCGCAAACAGGCGCAGTCGCTTCAGGAAATGTCGCTGCGCCTCCACACCGCCGGCATCGATACGAACGACCTGGCGCGTCACCAGCGGCGGCTGCGCACCGAGGCGGTCCAGACCAACCGCACGATCGTCGAGCAGACGGCCGAGGTCGGACGGCTCGCTGATCGCGAGCGGCGCATGGCGGCTGGCCGCGCGCGCTTCTCGCGTATGCAGGGGACGGCCACGGGACTCGCCGCCGGCGGTGCCGCGGCGATCGGCACAGGCGTGGCGATGGCCGCCCCGCTGATCGGCAGCATCAAGGCCGCGCAGGACTTTCAGTCGGTGATGACCGACATCGGGCAAAAGGCTGACCTGTCGCGCGCAGCGTCTGAGCAGCTAGGCCGCAACCTGCTCGTGTCCGCGCGCGCCGCCAACCAGATGCCCGCCGATCTGCAAGCCGGCGTCGATGCGCTCGCCGGGCTCGGCGCGAAGGTGCCCGACGCGGTCGCCATGATGAAGCCGATCGGCCGGGCCGCGACCGCGTACAATGCCGAGATTGCGGACCTGTCCGCCGCCGCGTTCGCCGCCACCGACAATCTCAAGGTACCGGTCGCGCAGACCGGCAAGATCATCGACGTCATGGCCAGCGCCGGCAAGGCCGGCGCGTTCGAAATCAAGGACATGGCGCAGTATTTCCCGGCGCTCACCGCCGCTTATCAGGGGCTCGGCCAGACAGGCGTCGGCGCCGTCGCGGATCTGGCGGCGGGTTTGCAGATTGCGCGCAAGGGGGCAGGGGACGCCGCCAGCGCCGGCAGCAACCTCGCCAACATCCTCCAGAAGATCGCATCGCCCGCCACCAACAAGGCGTTCGAGAAGATGGGCGTCGATCTGCCGGCCGCGCTGAAGAAGGCCTATGCGGAAGGAAAGACGCCGCTCGAAGCCATTGCCGAGCTGACCAACAAGACGCTGAAGGGCGACCTGTCGAAGCTCGGCTATCTGTTCGAAGATGCCCAGGTGCAGCAGGGCCTGCGCCCGCTGATCCAGAACATGGAGGAATTTCGGAAGATCCGCGCCGAGGCGGGCAAGGCCGGGGGCACGACCGACCGCGACTTCGCCGACCGCATGAAGGATTCCGCCGAGCAGTCGAAACAGCTCAAGGTCAACGCGACCACGCTGGCCATCACGCTTGGCGCGCAGCTGCTGCCGACCATCAATGCGATTGTCACGCGCGCCAATGCGTTCGCGACGTGGATCGGCGACGTCGCCAACCGGTACCCCAATGCGACCAAGGCCGTCGCGATCGGCGCCGCGGCGTTCGCCGGGCTGTTCTTCGTGCTGGGGGGCGGTGCGATCGTCATTGCCGGCCTGGTCGCCCCCTTCTCGGCGCTGGCGTTCGCGGCCGGCGCGCTCGGGATCGGCATGCTGCCGGTCATCGGCATCGCGCTCGCGGTCGTCGCCGGCATCGTCGCGATCGGCGCTGCGGCCTATCTGATCTATTCAAATTGGGGCGCGATTGGCGGATGGTTCGCCGGGCTCTGGCAGGGGATCAAGGGGACGTTCGCAGGCGCGGTCGACTGGTTCGCGTCGCTGCCGACCCGCTTTGCGCAGATCGGCCGCGACATGATCTCGGGGCTGATCCGTGGAATCTTCGGCATGTTCGGTTCGCTGAAAAGCACGATCGTCGGCGTCGCGTCATCCGCGGCCGGCTGGTTCAAGGCCAAGCTCGGCATCCATTCGCCCAGTCGCGTCTTTGCCGGCTTCGGTGGCAACATCGTCGACGGGCTGACCAACGGCATCGCCGCGCAGGAAGGCGAGCCGGTCAGGCGCATGGATCGCCTCTCCAGCCGCCTGACGTCCGCGATCGTCACCGGCAGCGCGATTCCCGCGCTGGCGATGGGTGGTGCCGCCGGCGCCGCCTCCGCATCGCCCGGCGCGGCGAGCGCCGCACCCCGCAGCTACACCATCCACATCAACCAGCAGCCGGGCCAGGACGCGCAAGCGCTCGCCCGCGCCGTCGCCGACGAGCTGGACCGCCGCGACCGCGAAACGGCCGCGCGGCGCCGGTCGTCCTTCGCCGACACCCCCGATTACGAGACCGTCTGATGCTGCTCGCGCTTGGCCTGTTTCCCTTCTCGATCCAGACGCTCGCCTTTGACGAGCTGGCGCGCCGCGCGAGCTGGCGCCATGCCACCTCGGCGCGGATCGGCGCGCGCGACGCGACCCAATATACCGGCCCCGGCGAAGAGACGATCACGCTCCCGGGCACCGTTTATGCCGAAATCGCCGACGGCCGCGTGTCGATCGACGAGCTGCGCCGCATGGCGGACAGCGGCGACGCCTGGTCGCTCGTCGACGGCCTCGGCTATGTCTATGGCGCGTTCGTCATCACCGGCATCGACGATCGCGCAAGGGCGTTCTTCCCCGACGGCACGCCGCGCCAGATCGACTTCGCGATCGACCTCCTGCGTGTCGATAGCGACGTCGCATGATCGCCAACATCGCCGCCGTCCGCGTTGTCGTCGACGGCACCGACATCACGCCGCTGCTTGAAGGCCGCGTTGCGCAAGCCAATGACCGCCCGCCGCGCCGCCGCCTTGTCTCGCTCGGCATCACCGAAAAGCGCGGCGAGGAGGCCGACCAGCTCGATCTCGTCATTGACGATACCGACGGCGCCGTCGCCCTCCCGCCGACGGGCGCGAGGATCCACGTCTGGCTCGGCTGGAAGCAGGGCAGCGACGTCACGCCCGGCCTGGTCGACAAGGGATGGTTCATCGTCGACGAGGTCGCACATGGCGGTCCGCCCGACCTGATCACGATCCGCGCGCGCTCGGCGGACTTCACCAGCGACCTGAAGACCAGGCGGGAAAAGAGCTGGCACGGCACGACGCTCGGCGCGATCGTGACCGAGATCGCCGAGCGTCACCAGCTGACGCCGCGCTGCGCCGCCAGCCTCGCCGACATCGCGGTCACGGCAAAGGCGCAGAACCGCGAAAGCGACCTCGCCTTTCTCCGCCGCCTCGGCCGGGAGCGCGGCGCGGTGGCGAAGATCGCGCGCGGCGTGCTGATCTTCTCGCCGATCGCCGCCGGCACGACGCCGTCTGGCAAACCGATCGCGACGGTCACCATCACTCGGCGCGACGGCGATGCCCACCAGTTCAGCCGCCAGAAGCGTGACGACGTGCCGGGGGTGAAGGCGACGTGGCACGACCGGAAGTCCGGCAAGCGCGAGCATTTCGTGGCCGGGAAGGCGGAAGGGGCGAGGACGTTATCGCGCGTTTATGCCAACGCGGCGGAAGCGCAGGCCGCTGCCAACGCGGCGAATGGTCGCGCGGGGCGGGAGCCGGTTTCGCTTCGCCTTACGCTCGCGTTGGGGCGGCCCGACATTCATGTTGAGACGAGGGCGAACGTCAGCGGCTACAAAGCCCCGATCAATGGTGCCGCTTGGCTGGTAACGGAGGTCACACACTTGTTTGGTGATCGGGGCTATTTGACGGACCTCAAGCTCGAAGCGGCTTGAAGCCGTCTTTCTGGGAAAGCCGCTGGACCGCATTCGCCCAGTCTCCGTTGCTCACGTCGGCGGTCTGGAAGCCCGAATGCTGATATTCCACAACCGCCCATTCTCGAAAATTCAAACGGCAGTTTAGGGAAGAGCGATTGCGAACATATGACCAGATCGCTGCCATTTAAGTGGCGTTAAAAAGTGACTTATGGTCAAACAGCAAAATCGTGAAAGCGACATCTAAATACCGAGAAATCCCCGCATCTACGACGCACCTCTATTTCACGGCGTCAAGAATAAGATATCCCTTTCAGCTGCTGTGAGAACGTCAGGGAAGGATGATAATCCAGCTTTTTTATCCATGTCGACCGCGTAATATGCTGGATTGTAGAAGTTACGCAAAGTGAACCGCATGAATCTTAACGGGGTCAAAGGGGCGCCTACAGGTATGCGGCACCCTTTGTACTGACCGAGGGTAAGATGAGACTTCGGATGATCGACATCGACATGCTTATCCTCAGATGATGAGTAGTCGAACCTAAACGGAAACTTTATAGAGAACTCTCCTACTATGTCCCCGTAGGACAGGTCATGGTCGTAATACTCAGGGGCGGTGTCATACATTTCAAGCATAGGGGAAGGAAAAAAGGCAAGGCGATGCGAAGAAAGTTCGTTGTTCTCGAAGGTGTATAAAAACTGAACTAGCGCGCCATCAAGCATTCTAACATGATAAGCTTCAGACTTTCTTAGCGCATCGTAAATCTCGAAGTAGGGCTTATCCTTAAGACTGACTGACAAATTCGGTGCGTCTGGTATCGAAATCTGCGTCTGTGAACCCACCGTTTTAACGGAAGGAAATCGCTGATGGTCCGATAGCCCCTCCTTCACGAGAACGCTGATGATCTCGTTGATTTGTTGGCAGGTGTTGCCGGGACTCACTGTCCGAATATCTGTCTGAGTCGCCGACGCAACGCTTCCGGCAAATCTTCGACGCGAACGTCACCGCTTTCCAGGGCCTCGATCGCGCTCGTGAGGTCGCCTACTTTCGCGTCGAGCCGTTTCCTTTCGGTTCGCGTAAGATCGCGGTTAACGATGCGAAGTGCTTTTTTCGTTTCCTCGTCGGGATAAACAAAGTCTAGTCGATACTGTTGTCGCTGGACGCGCTCAAACTCGGCTTTGAGCGCCTGCATGCGAGGCCCAACACCAAGCACCCGTACCCATGCTTTTGATCGGGTTATTGCGGTAAACAGCCGATTTCTAATTAGCGCACGGGTCGCAGGGATGATTGAGTCAAAGCAGTCGTCAGCGTTGATGATGTATACCATGCCGGCCTCATTGCCCTTGGCACGAAATATGCCTGTAAAGGTAACAACATCTTTTTCAAAAAATATATCTGGTGAGGTTGAAACGCCTGCTAGCGAAGAGTTGATACCTGCCCTCAGAAGCATGTTCCGGGTGGCTCCTACGGCCTTTCGTGTAGTCAAGGGGTCAGGATTGATAACAACAATATCATCTGGAAGAAGCTCTTCGCTTTTCACGTTGTGAATAACCGATCGGGCTAACCATTCATCCTGCTCATCCCTCGAAGCAAAGGCATGAAACTGGATAAGGTCGTCAACAGCCGAATGGCTTTCTAAAAATATCGGACTGGTCTCGGGTGTGCGCTCAAGGGAGACAAATTGACCGTCTTCGAGGCGGCCATCCCGAACCCGGTACCCAACATCCTCCCATAGCTCGTTTTGTTCGAATATTTGAATGAGACCGTCTGGCTGACGATAAATACCAAAGCCTAGCGCGTGTGCGGTAGCGAGCACCGGGCGCGAGTTCCTATAGCATTTTTCCAGAATGATGTCCTGCCGGGGCTCTCCTAGTGCGGGCGGTGAAAACTCGACGATCGGATTGCCATTTGCATCGTTTCCGAAAAGCTCCTCCGGCCCAGGTAGGGAAGCGTTAGTGAGACTTTGAAGTTCGTCATAGGCATAGATTAGCCGGTTAGGGGGCTTCAAAAGGGAGTAACACATTCTGAGGAATGAGCTGGGTAGATCCTGAGCCTCGTCTACCAGAATTGCGTCATATGTGCCCTCTGCATCAGACGCGTGGGTCAACGCTTCTTCAGTAGCTCCACTAAACTCTCTCTTCTCGCCAAACGCGTCTTGCGCCGAACGAAAGTCACGATACGGCAATGAATGACTTTTGGTGAAATTGTAGTAGATGCCCTGAGAGCTAGGCGACCCCCAAGAATGAAGAATCTGTATTTTTGACCAGTCTGGTTCTTCGCTTGTTTGCTCGTAAACAAATGACGTAACCAACCTCTCAAATTGCCCTTTAAGAGATCTTGTATTAAACGTGATAGCGATCAGCCAGTCAGGATTCTGCGCATGAAGGTAGGCAACCTTCAACGCAAGAACTATGGTCTTTCCGGAGCCAGCAAGACCCCGAATGCGTTGGACACCCGCAACGGTCTCTACAACGGCCGCGTTTTGATTGGCATCTAGAGTAGCAATCGACTCGTTCAGAGCGTGTAGCTTTGCTCCACGCGAATTTACATTATTGATCGCGCGTTTACGGCGGCCCTTTCGAATCGTTGTAAGTGCCTGAATCGCTGACGCTAAGGCCGCATAACTGCGATTATCGTTCCACGCGATTTGGCCAATCACTGTTGCAAGCGTGCCTGTATCTGCAACCGGCGCATCTGGTAGGCCAGCAGTCCCAGGAAGAGCTGGAGCAAATGTAACCGTATTGATTGGTGCAGCTAGCACCCTACGTTCAACCAAGGAGGGATATTGCATCAGCTTCGACTGAAGCTTTGCAAAAAGATCGTCTTGACGATCACGGAAGTCGCCGAGGTCCCGACCTTCAACAAGGTCGAACGCAACGGCCCCCTTCTCCGGGCTTAGTAGCAAAGCATCGAATGGAAAGGCACCTTCGGGAGTGCCAATGACAGGATACCCGATGTAAAGGGTTCCGTGAAGATTGGGCACTAGCGTCAGTGTCTCGGCCAGTTGCCTTGCCGAGGCTGGCTTGTTCGTGCTGCCCCATACCGTGTCGATCATGGCTCCCGTTTTGCATGCCAGCCGCGCTTCGACAACCTCCTAGGTCTGGAACGTCGATGACTGATCGGGCAACGTGCTGGTGTCGGATCGCGTCGCGTCGCGTTTGCGACACCGAGACTATAGCTAACGCCGAACAGGCGATGTTGAGCAGCAGCTAGTTTTGGCAGACACCCCCCTATTTTTGTAGGAGATGGTGTCGTACGGATCGGAACATAATAAGAACGATATGAGTCGGCGTTATGGTGTCAGTGTTCCAGTCTCAGCCCTGTTGCGAGCGCGGATGCGCTCGGTGTGAAACCGCCTGCGCTATGCTCGCTGTCGTGCGGGACGATCGTCATGACCGTCTTCAGATCCGACTGGAGGCGTTTCGCCGGCGGCCGGAGGCTCGAACACGAGCGGCCCTTGAAGAAGCCCGAGCCCTCTGGGAAGCAGCAGTGCGAGCTCATGCGCGAGAGCTTCCTGCGACAGCCCCTCCGACGCCTTTAGAACGCCCAGAAACATACGCTCCAGTGCACGCACATCCGGCAGCAGTACCTGCATGGTTGCGATCTGCACGGTCGGCTTAGCCGGCGGAGGTAACGCTCCTTCGCTCGGGTCGTCGATCTCGCCGGTCAAGTATTCCGCGGTTGTTCCGAGGGCTCTGGCGATTTTGTGGATATAAGAGGACCCTAGGCTGATCCCCGCCTCGAGCTTGCCTATGGTCGGCTGGGTGACGCCGACCATCTTGGCGAGCTTCGCTTGCGACAGCCCTAAGGCACGGCGCCTCTCAGTTATTCGCTCGCTCGTATGCATACCTAGTAAATATTCCAACAGGAATTGCGGGGTAGCAACGAATACGCATTGACTGCGCTATTCTTATAAGAATATGCAGCGGTATGGAATTGACCATGACACCGCAGCAAGCGTTCAGCGAAGCGCTCCACCGCGCCGGTTCGCAGGCTGCGCTGGCGTCGATCGTCGGCAAGCGTCAACCGGCCATCTCCAAGCGCCTGAACGGCTCCTGCCGCGCCGAAGCTGACGAAGTTCTCGTCATCGAACGCAAGCTTGGCGTGTCGCGTCATCTCCTTCGTCCCGACATTTTCGGGGAGATAATCGGGGAGGCTGCCGCCGTCGATTGTAATCGATCCGCGCTTTTCCAGGGGGAGGCGTCGCTGTGACCAAGCCTCGCATCCCCGACACCTTTCCCGACGCGATGATCAAGGTTCTCGCGCAGATCAAAGGGGAAGGCGCCGCTGCCGCAGTCGGCAAAGCCGTAAGCACCGTTTACGCGTGGGCCAACCCGAACAGCGACACGTTGCCGTCGCTTCTCGAAGCCCTTGCGCTCGACACCGCGCACCGGCTTGCTGGCGGCGAGGGTGCGCCGTTCCGTGACGCCTTCAGCCATCAGCTCGGGATCAAGGTCAAGCAGGAGGATGCCTGCCGACGCCAGCTGGTCGCGGACTCGATCGACTTCGTCCGCGAGGCAGGTGAACTGACTTCCGCCCTTTTCAGCGTCTCCCAACCCGGCGCCTCCCCGCTCGATCATCATCGTGCGCTGGTCGAGGCGCAGCAGGTTGACGGCGTTCTGCGTCGCATTCGGCGGCGCCTGCCCAATTTCCTTCGTCCCGCCATGTCGACGGGGCCGCGGAATGCCGGGGGGACCCATCAGTGACGAAGAAGAGAAACTACACGCCCCGCGTTCCCGCGACGGTGTGCCCGCACTGCCTGACGCGATCGATCGCCTATGACTCGGTCGAGATCGACCGGCTGACGCGCGAGATCCGCTATGTTTGCCAGAACCCCGATTGCGGCCACACCTTCGTGGCGCAGCTTGGCATCTTCCGCACGGTCCGGCCGAGCATGATCCCGAACCCGGCGATCCGCCTGCCGCACGGCCAGTGGCGCTCGAAGCCCGCGAACGACGACAACCGCGTGCCGGCCAATGACGACGACCAGCCCGACGCGGCGGAGGTATCGCCAGCCCCCGGCTGATCCCCTGATCTGACCCCCGCGGCCGATCCGCCGCGAGCCTCCTGAACCATCCCCCCGTCACTCCGGAAGATCCCGCTTCCGGCGCCGTCACCCCTTTGTCTGGAAGGATTGCCCCATGATCCATGTCGCGATGCCCATCGAACGACGCCGCCCGGCGCCCTCGGTTCTCCTGCCGCTCACGCCTGCGCGCTATTTGCGCCTGCGTCGTGTTGCCGCCGGCCTGTCGGTCGATGCGGTCGCGCGCAGCATCAGCGCGAACAACCAGGCCGAGGCACGGGCGCTCGTCATGCTGCTCGAAACCGAGGGATCGACGGCGCGCTATCGCGAGACCGTCGAGGCGTTCGCCGATGCCTTCCCGATCGATATCGACGTATATTTTCAGCTGCGCGACACGCCGGCCGAGGATCATCCCCGGATCTGCCGCGGCTGCGGGTGCAGCGAAAGCGATCCGTGCGTCGCGGGCGACGGCTCGCACACGTGCGGCTGGCGCGGGCCGGCGACGTGCTCGCGCTGTGTCTCGGATCCTGCAGCGGCGGTGCTCCAGTGATCGCCGCCGCTGCAACCAGCCGCTCGCGCATCGAGCGCCGCATGCGTCACCGCCGCGTTGCGAAGGTCGTCGTGGCGATCGCGCTCGCCGTGATCTGGGTCCCGGTCGCGATCATCATGCTTGCCGCCGGCATGGCGGATCGGCGCGGTTGATGGCCCAGCACATCCTTCACGGCTTCGGCATCGGCTTGCTCATGGGCGGTGGCACTGCAGCGCTCGGCGTCATCGTCGGGTCGGTCGCACCGCAATGGCAGCGCATCTGCCGCCTCGCCCTCGGCAACGTCGAGCCGGTCATTAACCCGGCTGTCGAGGAGGCTATCCGATGAACGGCGTCGAACGGCAGCGCTTGCCCATAGGCTATCGGGCCCTCGCGGTCGGCGCGGCGTCGCTGCTCGGCTGGATGCCCATCGTCGCATGGTGGGCCTTGTGACGCCGCAGCAGTCGCCGTCTGCCGCGGGCCACTTGCTTTGCGACGGCCTAGCTGGCGCCGTCCGCCGCACCTCTTCGGACGTGTTCGCCGGTCTTGGCGAAACGCTTTCTACAAGAACGCCCACTGGCGCGTCCTCTGGCCTCCAAAGCATCTGCAGGAATTCCATGGTGATCAGCACCGCTCCCCCCGAAGCACGCGAAGTCCAGTCGTCCACGGTTCTGCAGAACCGTTCCCCAAAGCGGGAACAGCGCGGCCTCCCGATCGAGATATCGCGAATGATGGGGCTCCAAACCGCGTACGAAATCCTTGGCGGCAAGAAGGCGCTGGCGGATGCGCTAGGGGTCTGCGTTCGAAGCCTGAACCACAAGCTTAATGCCGATCGCGGCGTGTCGAACCTCGACCTGTTCGTTACCGCCAGGACGCTTGAAACGCGCGCCGCGAAGATGATGCAGCATGCTGCAAAGCTGCGCGCGGTGCTCGCCGAAACCCCGCTCGAATCGGCGCAGCGATGAGCGCGCGCGCCCTCGTTCGCCAGGCCGACCTTGCGCGCGTGTTCCGAGCGGCTGCGAAAGTCGGCATTCCCGTGCGCGTCGAGATCGAACCAGGCCGGATCATCGTAACGACCGGGGCAGGGGTCGTGCCCGCCAGCGCGAACAGCCTGGACGAGATGTTCGCGTGAAGAGGCGTTGGCTGCCCAAGCACGTCAGCACGTTCCGCGACCGGCATGGCAAGGCCCATTACCGGTATCGCCGGACGGGCTTCGTCACCTATTATTTCAAGAACGAGCCGGGGACTGACGCATTCCTGGCCGAGCTGCGTGCGTGCAACGAAGGCGTCAGCGCGCCTGCGATCGAGGCCGGCGCCAATCGCGCCGCGGTCGGCACGTTCGACGACCTGCTGTCCCGTTATTACCGCTCGCCCGACTTTCTCGATCCGGGTGAGCGCACACGCGTCGTCTATCGCGGAACGCTCGAGCGCTGGCGCTCGCGGACACGCAAGGGGCGGCGGTACGGCGAGATCATGGTGCGCGAGCTGCAGCCGCGGCACGTCGAGGCGATGCTCGCCGAGCTGCTGCCGCACCGGACGTCGGCGAACATGCTTCGCAAGCGGCTCTCCGCCCTGATGAAGTTCGCCATGCGCATCGGCATGGCCAGCTCAAACCCGGTCATCGTTACGCGGCCCTTCAAGATCAGCGGGGGCGGGTTCCACAGCTGGAGCGAAGAAGAGATCGCCGCGTACGAACGGCGCCACGCGATTGGCACGGTCGCCCGGCTGGCGTTCGATCTGATGATCTGGACCGGCCAGCGCGGCGGTGATGCCCGCAAGATGGGTCCCGCCAGTGTCCGCGACACCCGGCTCGAACTGACGCAGGAAAAGACGAAGGTCTTCGTGTCGCTGCCGATCATGCCCGGCCTGGCGGAGTCGATCCTCGCGACACCGACGGTCGGCGCCTTCTTCGTCGTTACCGAGTTCGGCAAGCAGTTCTCGGTGAAGGGCTTCGGCAACAAGTTTCGCCAGTGGTGCGACGAGGCCGGCCTGCCGAATTGCTCGGCACACGGCCTGCGCAAGGCCGCCGCGCGGCGCTTCGCCGAAGCCGGCTGCTCGAATCAGGAGATCAAAGCATGGACCGGTCACACGACCGACAGCGAGGTCGCGCGGTACACAGCCGCCGCCGATCAGCGCACGCTTTCAGACACCGCCGCGGACAAGCTTTTGGCT